TCTTTGTGCATAAAAACTCTGTCTCGTCGACCATGATTTTGTTGCGGTTACCTGGCTGAAGGTTGACAATCTGTGCCTTGGGTGCCGTGATACCAAGCGTGGAATTTGTCGGCCCATCCAGCGTGATTTGCACCGCGTATGGTGTCGATGATGTCCAAATGTTGTGGCGGTTTTGCGTGGCGACTAGCACCGACTGTGGATTCGCTGTGATGGTCGGTCGCCTGCTGGTGATGATCGCGTGACCGTAACCGCTGGCGTCCTCTGGATCTTCCAGCAAAACGACTTCGTTGTTTGCCGCAATGGTGATTTGCTCAACATCGAGTTTGATGGAGTTAAACGTGCAAGCCGACGCCGCTTTGAAATTCAATGGCGTCGTTGTGATATAGGTAGGCGTGATGATCGCCGTATCGGTTGGCTCGACGTATATGCCTGTAAACGTAAACTCCATCGTGATCTTGCGACCTGTTGGGAATGTCATCACGTACGTTCCCATGGCACCGCGAATGATCATCAGTTTTCCGTTGATGTAAGCGCCTAGAGTAGCCGTCTTGACGTTTGTGCCTGGTGCCTCGCTTTTTGGCTTCCAAACGTTCGTAGCTTCGACCCATCCGCAACATGGCATCAGCACCGAAAACACTTTTGGTTCTGTGGATGTGCCATCCCACTCAATATCCATCTTGAAGGTCATCGTTGCTGATTGACCTTCCGAAAGCGCTGTAAGGTAGTTGAACGAACCCGACGCCTCGCGATCTGTCATCGCAATAGACGGTTGAATCGAAATATCGTAGGCATTGTAAACACCTTCGGAACTGGTCAACGATTCTGCGGTCCCGCGCGTTGTTTCGATCTTCGCGGCTAGCGTCGTGATTCGCTTGAGTAGTGGCGTGGTGACTGTCATCGTTAACCCTGTGTTTTCTTAAAATTTACTGCTTTGGTTCGCCGCTCAATCTGCTTGATCAGTAGCGGTTCCAAGTCCCTGGCCGCTATCAGTTTGTCGAGTCGCTTTTTGACTGTCACACCCCACGGTGATGGACCGTATTTTTTATCGATCGGTAGTCTCGATTTGCCTATTCGCTGGAATACGTGGTTGCCAAGCTCTGGCGATATGAACGCACTCTTTATAAAACCCTGTCCGCTGATCTTGCTGATCTTGTATCGCACGCCTGACTTAGTTTGACGTGCTTTGAATTCCTTCAGTGGAATCCGCTTAGTTTCGTCCTGCGTTACCGTCGCCGACAACGTTTCCGGCGTCGACTTTTTCGAGACAGCTATCGATTGCTTGATCGTCGTTTGTGTTGTGGCTAGTTCCTTCGCGATCTCTTTTGCTAGTCCATTCTTGGCTTGCTTGGCGACGTAGTTAACCGCCGTTGATACCTCGCGCCGCAGCTTCTTGGGTGCCGCATCGCCTAACGCTTTTTGCAGTTCCAAAATACTTTTATCGACCGCGATTGAAATCACAACTCACCTGGCGTGACGCGAATCCTCACCAATAATGAAAATGCGTAACCGTCACTGGCGCTTGTCCCATCGGCCTGCGTCCGTTCCATCACCTGTGACCAATCCGCGTCGATGGCATAGCCACCAAACGTAAACCAGTCGTGAAGATACGCACTCCAACCCGTTATGGCTTTCCTTGCATCGGCCAAAAAATTCACCGCTAAAACACTGGTCGATGTGTTGTCCGTTTCGCTTGGCATCACTCGAGCGCGAATCCTGTAATCGACCTCCCATCCTTCGCGTGGTGGATTGCCTGGAACGTCAAGATCTGGAACCCGCGTGATATCGCCAATCGTCACAATGAACTGTCGATCGGTCACCGTCTGTGGCAATGCGTCCGGTCCGTTGTCGCTAACCTCCCGCGATGGATCGACCGTCGAAACCAACGTTGCGTCGTCAAGTCGACTTTCGATCGTACTTAGGATGTCTGCTGCTACTGACACTTGATCACCAACATTCCTTCATCCGACTCGACGATCTGCGTAATGGCTCGCGGCCGGACGGTTTTCCCGATACGGTCCGCGAGGTCAATCATGTCTCCGCCTAAATCGATTTCCTCGCTTGAAATGCCTGTCGTTGTATTGTTAATGACATGCACTTCAAATACGGTCACCGATCTGTTTTCGTCGTCTATCGCTTCTGCGAGCTGCCGAAACACCGTTGCCGAAATCGATCTTTCTGATTTTTGGCGTGGCCGGTAAATAACCGACTCGCCAAAATCAGACGTCGACACAAACAACGCTGCATCGGTCTGGATAGTTTCGCGAAGCGACATAGGCGACTAGGCTCGGCGATGGCTAGTGATTTTGACATAATCAATCGACACTGCGTCGACATTGGTATTCGCTGCTTTTTGCAACTGAACGATCGGCTGCAGTCCGCTGGAATAACCCGACATATCAAACGTGGTACCAGCCGCAACACGAACGCCGTCGATGTAAAATTTGACGTTCGACTTGCCTCCTGTGAAGTCAATCACAAATTCCTTGTACGCGGTCGCCAGCGTAGCGCCTGTGGTCTTGTCGTCGTTGTCTGTGGTACCGTCGTCGGTCTCAACATAAACGGCACTGGTGCTGTTGGCACCAACCATCTTGAACCACGCGTTAGCTGCTACGCTGTCTGTGGTGTCATTGCGAGCCGAACCCACACCAAACACCAACTCACTGCCTGTGGTGAACGCTGCACCCAACTTAACCCGCATTTCGACGCGCTGAATGTCGTCAATATCAAATGCCAGCGAATCACCGTGCGCCAAGCACACGTTTTCCACTTCGCTGGTCGCTGCGAGTGTCAACGTCGCAGCGGAACCTGCACGCACGTAGGTCGGTGTACCTGACGATGACGTGTCAACAATCAACCATGGCGTACCGATGTTCGCCGACGCTGGAAGCGTCACGCTGGTACCTACGAAGTCGTCTTCGTAGATCTCAAAATCTAATAAACCTGCCATTTCTAAAACCTCTATTTTTATGATGAATTTTGCGGAACCAAAAGCTAACCCGCCGCAAAGCGGGTTAGCTCAATCGAACGTTAATTAGGGTGCGTTGCGGAACAACCCGCGCCAATCAATGGCTTTAACACCAAAGGTCTGGCGAACCTTGTTTTTGTAAGTGTCTGTGTCGAAATCCCATTCTGTATCGATCTGTGGCGATTCTTCACCGGCGAGGAACGTCAATTCCACGGTGTCAATCTGCATCGGATCTGCTGCCAGATACCAAACCGTAGAACTGTTAGCATCCAGCGTTGGTTCGCCGATCACTGTCATATTGCGAGGTCCAGTAGGACCGTAAAGGTTTTTCACGCCTTCGTTGTTGTTGGCCGCGTTGTAGCTGATCGAATTTACCAACTCAAGCGCGGTTGCTTCGTACGCCACTGGTACGATCAGGAATCGTGGAACCAAGCCTAATACCGCATCAGTGGTTAAGCCCTTCTGCAATCGCATCTTGGTAAAACCAGCGTTCAGCGTGGTCACGCTTGGTGCTGCTGCTGCGCCCGAAGTGTTATCACCGGAGGCATGCGACGAACTGAACAGCGAGTATCCGTCACCCATGGTGGCGTTCGCGGTCAGCACTTCGTAAACCTTCTTATTTTGCGTGCGTCGAGCTGCGTTACCGAACATCGCTGGAACTCGGCTCAACGCGCCTAGATCGTCGTTGATGATCGTTTCCCACGATACCGTGAACATCTTGCCTTTCTTAGCAACGGCATACGATTCTTTCGAATCACTCATGCCAGCTTCTGGATAGTCCTTGCCTTCAGGAATATCGTCCAGGTCTGGCGCTTCGCTAAATCGCGTGCGGGTGATTTCCTTCAGGTCGTCCGTGCTTTCGCCTTGGCGCGCCCATAGGTTCCAGGTGTATGGCGATTCGTCGTAAGCGGCCAAAAGGCTTTTGCTGGCGACGTTAAGCAGCAAGTTCACAAACGAACCTGTCGTGTGATACGGTGAATCGCGACGGATTCCCATGCGTTCCAAAATGCGACGATTGCCGAGAACGGCACGTGCAATATCTGGAGTGCTGAATCGATGCGTCTGAACGCCTGACCGACGCAAGATTTCCTCGGCAATTCGGCTCAGCCGACCGCTAGAAAACTCTTCAGCGCCTTGTGATGGCTTGTCGCCGACCAAGCTACGCTTTACGCCGCTGCTGCGCTGGCATCGCATCAAGATTCCATCTTGAACCGCTGCCATAAATTTGTCTTCACCGCTAGCTGTCACGCGAACATCGGCACCAGCCGACGAACCCGAGGAAGTCGCATTTGCTGCCATGTGTTCGATTACCTTCGTACGCACGACATTAAGCGAAACACCCTTATCGATCCAGCCATCGGCAACTGTGCGCGAGATGCCAGCCTTTTCGGCAAGAGCCTTGATTTCCTTGCAGCGTTTGCGTTCTGCAATGCGTACGCTTTCTTCCTTTGCGCGGGCTGCGGCCACTGCTGGCTTTGCCTTCACAACTTCTTCCTCTTCGCCGTCCATGTTTTCGATCACGTCCTCTTCGGGAATGACCTCATCAGCACTTTCGATCGGTGCCGACATGGATGGTTCGTTGGCCGACAAATTGCCGAGAACCCAAGCCATAATCTGCTCAGGGTCGGTCAAATCAGACGGCATGCCTTTGGCGACCAGCTGTGCAATTGCTTCTGGGCTCATGGCTCGTGTAATTCCTTTTTTTACCAGTTCGTAACTTCGCCGCACCTTCGAACGGATATCTGCACCTGCGGCCACCAATGATGCGTCCGTTGGCTGCCAACGTGTTACCACGTCCGCTGGCCCTTGTATTTGTCGATCACCAAAGGTTCCGATTGTTCCGCGTGGAACCTCGACCACCTCTAGCGGATCTGCTGTAATCGAAAAATCAGTGATATGACCGTCGAGAACTTTACGCTGTGCGTTTTGGCTGTCGCTGTCATGTGCGAACATGACCGTTCCGACCACCTCATCGCCGACAACCTGAATATTGCGAATCGAACCAAGAATGTTGCGAACGGTTCCTCGATCGTGCGAATCAACAATCGGTAATTGACTCTTCCCGTCTCGAAACTGCATGCCATCGACCAGTAGGATTTCGCGTACAACCTCTTGGCGTTCTTCGCTCCAGCGTTCCACTGGATGTTCCGACGCAATCACCGCTGAGAGTGTTTGTTGCTCGCTAACCCCATCCATGCGAACCACAATTGATCGTTCGATCATGCGTTCGTGCGGCTTGGTGTCCTTCTTCCACGACTTCAGTTTTTTTGGCTTTGCTGCTGTGGTCATGTCGCACCTTCTGCCGGTAATTCAACTGGAGTGCCGTCTGTCGCGTCTTTGATCAATGCCGTAATCGATTCGTCACTCATGCCAAGCGACGCTAGGAAAACGCGTGCCTTGGCCTCTGACGATTCGCCGGTTGCCAACTCTGCCAAGATCTTTTCAATGGCTTTGCGGTTGCGGTTCCACTGTAGCGTGGAGAGTCCCATGTACTCGCCTGATTGCTGCGTCGCCTGGATGTCTGCTTGTGCCTGCTGCGATTCCAGTGGCTGCACGCCATAAAGCTGTTCGGCCTTCTTTTCTTTCGACCGCTGCCGCAGCACTTCACGCCAATTGATGCCGAGTTTGGCGCACTCGCGCTGTAGCGTTGACATGTTGTTTTGAATCGCCGATACGCTAGCCGCTTGTTCGTTTTGCGGATCGACCCATTCCCACTCTGGCACTTGCCACGTAACTGGTGAGACTGTGCGACGATCTGCGAGGAGGTCCGACAATAGTGGGAATCGTGCTGCACCATCGACCAAAGCATCTACGCTGGCTGCTGCCTCACAAAAACGATCCCAAACGCGTTGGCATAAGTGCGAAATCAAATACCGCTGGAACCGCTTGAATCGGCGACGATCTTCGAGTTCTGCCGTGCGTGCGGAACTGTAGGAGGTCTTTGAGTAATCGCGACTAACCTTTTCGTAACCAATACCGACGCCGACGCCGATGTTGCGAACCATTAGATTGATCCATGGTTCGGCCTGCGCCGCTGGTCTGGCTGGATTGACGATCTCTAGCGACTCATCTGGCCGCAATCGTGCTACCAGTGCTGGTTCAAGATGCTCGAAATAATTGCCTGCTGAATCGGTCGTTTCACTGCTGGTGTCTGTCGGCCGCAATCCACCTGCTGGCGAATTGCTTTTTATGACCGCCGTGAAGCAGCTCGCCACCGCCGACGCCTGCAATTCGTTATCGATATAAATGCCGAGGTCACGAATCGCCGACAAAACTGGTGCAAACCATGTCACACCTCGCGTCTGACCCACTCGATCCTTGCGATAGAGATGAATGATTTCGCTAGCCTCAATGCGCTGTGGCTTGGCGTTCTCCATCATGTACGGTGAATTCGGATGCTGATCGTAGATGTAGTACGCCAATGGCTTTCCGGTCGCGTCGAGCTCCACACCGCGAATGACTCGCTTACCGCTTTGTTGATGCGCCCACACGTCTTGGTCTAATGCCAATCGGTCTGCGTCGATCATTTCGAGTGCCAGCGGTACCGGCCGGCCGTCCAACTTGACCGACCGCATCCGAATCAAAACTTCGCCAGCTTCGACGATTTCACGAAGTGCCAAAAACTGAATCTCGGAAAACGTCATCTCGCCATTGATGTCGCAAGATTCGCAAAACTCATTCCAAGCCTTGTCGCGTGCGTCGTTGATTTGCTCGATATCGTCGCCTTCATCCGACTCGACCATCGACTGTGCATGAATTCCGCAGCCTACGATAGCCGTAGCGATCGTCTCGACCACTCCGCAAGCATAGGCATTATCACGCACAAACGAACGTGCCCAAGCCCTAGCTGTGTCGGCACCGAATGGACCAAGTAGTTCTGAGTCGGCTGCTTTGTTTTGTGGCTTTTTGCCACCTGTTAATCGGTTGGCTTCCGCGCCCTGATACGTGCGAAGAATCTTGCGTGCGTGTGCTCGCTGAAGTCCCCAGGCTGGCGAGATGAAGCCAATCATGCGGTCAAGAATATTCACGGTGACGGCCTCCGGATGGTGGCCTTGCGGAAGATCCCGCCGCCTGACTCACGTTCCACTTGCAATGCTAACTCATCACGCCTTTTCTCAAGGTCGCGTAAATTAAGTTTTGTAACCGTGCGGCCACCGATTGAATACGAGGAGGCACCTCCTCGCACCAATGCGAGAATTGCTTCGTCATACACCGCTAAAAGTTCTGCTGCTGTTGATGCCATGCAATCAACATAGAACGCCACATTTACGATTCGCAATAGCTGGATTCTACGCCTATAGAATCTACTCGATGATTTCGGTTTCTTTCCAGATATTGCCGCAAAACCTGCACTTCAAGTACCGCAGAACGCAACCTGTTTTTCTTGTCGTGTTATACACGAACACATAGCTGATTGTTGGGTTTGGTCTCAACGCAGCGCATGCGTGACAATTCGGTGGCGCGTACCGCTTCGGAATCGGTTCCTCCGGCGTTACCTCCGCTTCGGCA